GTGTCGCAACTTCATTCTACCAGACATCTGCAAACCATGTCTCTTTGTCTTTTTGCGAAACTTATTCTACCTGACCCACAGGGGCGCCACGCAAGGCATAAAGCAACCCCGGCCCACTCCACCAGGAGCAAGCCGGGGTATTGTTATTTGTTGCGGGCCAGAGATAGCACGGCGCAACGGGACTTGTCGACATCCCACCAGGCGCATATATTTTTTCTGCACTCCACTCCGCCTCTGTAGTCTGATGTTCCTAAAACCGCTTCAGGAGTTGATAGTAGCGCGTGGAGCTTCAAGGGACAGAATCGATAGTCGTTTTCCGTCTCTCGCTTTCCCTCCATAGTCGTTTGATAGTCGCTGGCCTCTCCACCATAGTCGCTGGCATAGTCGATAGTCGTTTCCATAGTCGTTACTCCTCCACCACCACAGACCCGGCGATCCGTTCCTCAAGCTGCTTTTGGTCGGTGATAGTCCCTAACGGGTTGTTGGGAGTAAGCACCACTTCGGACTTGTCCACAAGACCGTCATAGTTCTTTTGCCACCACACCAAAGTTACGGGGTTGAGCTTGCCGTCAGCGCCTAACATTTCGCGATAAGAACCGCAAAAAGTTTTAACTTTTTTAATGAAGTCGCGATGTTCAGAGCTGCGTGTAAGCCCATTTTCCCAATTATAAACGTCATCCTTTGTAATTCCTATGGCAAAGTAAGCTACCTGATTGGTGACACGAACATCTCTCTCAAAGCAAAGAGCAACATAGTTCCAGAATCGCTTTTCCATAGCCTGAACATCGGATTTGTCAACAGGCCCCCACTTTCCAACTTCCATAAGGAACCCAGCAATCTTAGAGTTGTCACCTGGTTTAGTATGTACCCCATTATCACCAATAACAGGGGAGTTTCCGCCACGGGGCTTCATTTTGCGCTTAACAAGCTCTTTACCCTGCTCCATAGTCGCATCATTCTTGTTCAGAGTTGTCACCCTCCTCCACGACATCAAATCTATCATCATGTCTCCATCCATAGTTGTAAGGTTTGATAGCGTTGCAGATCAAGTCTTTGCAGATGGACATAAAGTCTTTTACCTGTTGCTCCGTTAGTTTTCCGTCTCCCCATGATTGCGCGGATTGCAAGGCATCACATCCAGAACAGGACCCATACCACGCAAAAGTCATGCGATAGTCTTCCGGGTCCGGCTGGTAGGAATTGAATGGAATCAGATAAATCAAAGTCCCTTGATAGTCCCCATCATCAATTTCGTGAACTCTGTCTATAAAAAGATTCTCATTGTCGAGTCGGCTATCATCATTATAAATCTTATCAAAAGCAATCTTTACAAGGTCTACATAGCTACATTCATTCAGATCATCTCTTGAGGACAGTTCTGTTCTGAGCTTATCCTGGTTTTTATCCCAGAGTTCTTTCATGATTTTTAACATTTAATCACCTACCTTCGCAAACCAAAACCTCTCTCACTCTCTTTGCCATGTTTTCACACAGCCTTCATATAACTGTTTATCATTTTTAAATTTTTTATAAAATCCCATTTAATCATATATCTCGATATCCTATTTGTCAACCTCTAGTCCATGATTTTTTTGATTGGCCGGTAATACTTCTCAATTGTGGCCCATCGTTCTCCACAAAATTGACATTTCCTGTGACGTTCTATTCTCCCTCCCATAACCGTATGACTTCCATAAACAACTCCCTCTTTGCCGCAATTAGGGCAAATTCTAGCTGCTGTAATATTATCTGGCATCATCCACCTCCGCCAATGCGTTAAACTCGTCTCTGTTAAGCGGCTCCGTCGGTCTTTCCTGCGGTGCTAATCCTCGAACCCGCAACGCCGTTAAAATCGCATCTGTGTTAAGCCCCAAGAAAGTTGATAGCTGCCGCATGGAGTACCCCTCTGCGCGTTTGAGCGATATCCACTCCCATTGCGCATCAGAATACATATCTCCGGGGAAAGGATATCTACGCACGATTTTCCATCTCCAAAAATTTCTGACACATGGCCGCTACCTGGATGGCTTCGCAGGCGGCGTTGATAGCGAACTTCATTACCGTTTCTGCACATCCTGCCCCGTCATAATTACTCTTTATGTGCTCCCACAGATTGTTAGTCTGTGCCTCGGCTACCTCCAGTTCTGCTTTAGCCTCTTCCAGTTCTTCCAATATCACAGCGTATCCTTCGTGGCAGGAATGAAACTGCGGAAACCGTTCATTTGCGGCGGAAAGCTCTACGGCTACCAGTTCCCGGACTTGGTTCTCGATGGCGTTCATTGGTCGGCATCCTTCTTTCCAAAATAGTCTTTGAATGAATCTACGGCAATCTTATAAGTCCAAGCCGCTGTTTCCGCATTGTTATTCCGCATACCCAGCCTTTGAATCTGTCCTTCGCATTTCTCGACGGCACATTCTCCGCATACATTGGCTATGCAGTCTTTATTGCACTTCATCCGCACCCCTGGCGACCTCCTCATGCTGTCCGCCCTCCCCGTCTCGCCTGTTCCATTTTTCGGTGATGCTCCTGACCGCTTCGCCCATATCAAAGCAGCAATTCGCCATCGGGTTTGCATAAATGCGCGTTTCTAGTCCGCACTCTGTGCATACGATAGAAAACTCTGCAACAGAAACCATAGTATTCAGTCTACAGAGCATTACTTCTCCGCCGCAATGCGGGCAGTTCTTTAGCTTAAGCATGATTGCCCCCCTCCCCGTCGTGGATGGAACCGATGACTTCCCAATTACCGCCGTGAATGCAATATCCGCTTGTGTACGGTTCTCCCAAAAAACCCTTTTCTATGTCATCTTCCCATACAACTGGTTCGTCATAAACTTTATGCTTTCCGTAGTAATCGGTTTCTCGTCTTACAACATCCCCATCAAAAATCTTCTTCCCGTTCTTGTCGGTCAGACCGGTGTACTGGCAGACCGTGGAGGGGTCGACCTCGTACTTGTTTAGGACATCTGGAATATAGTCCTCGCAACAGATAAATGCTGTGCCGTCCTTGTATGTAATCAGACTTCCTTCCACCCACGCACCATTATCCAGCCGCTTGGCTTTGAAAAGGATTTCTCTCATTCTGCACCTCCATTTTTGTTCTCCGGCGCGTCTGGTAACGGCATCCAGTGGGTGACATGATTTTTCCACACCCGGTTCCATTCCCCGGTTCCATCGAAATAGCAATCGAGAACGCTCATAGTTGTTCCCTCATATCCTTCAGAGGTTCCGCATTTTAGTCCGTCTTTGCGCTCCTCATTCTCATCAAGGCAACCTCCGTGCCAGTAATTGATGCTTGTGCATACCAGATAATGCCCCGGAGCATCTGGCAGCCTATCTTCAACGCTAATCCACTCACTCATGCTGTCAATCCTCCTCAAAGTCGTAGTGGGCAAACAGCCATCGTAGGGCCGCCACTAACTCGGCCTTGGTTACGCTATTGTGCGTCTCCATTTTGGCCACATGGTCAATGGCGAGTACTCGTGTCTTGTATGGGATACTTTCATCTTCCAGCCCTGTTTTTACAATGATTATCGCTTGTCCGAGAGATACATTGAAAGTGGGAAGCGTGATGATTTTATCGCTCATACTGCCACTCTCCATCGAATATATTGCCCTCTCATTCTGTATACCCCACGCAACGCTCTTTTAGGTACGGCTTCCACAATGCGGCAATCATTGCAAAGCTATCCTCCGGCTTGCCGTAGTCCTGCTCCCTCTGCCCACATACACACTCTTTTGCTTTGTCAAGGATTTCTGCTCTGGTCATCATTATTCCCTCCAATCTCAAACCTCAATTTCATCTGCGCCGGGCATAGGTCTACCTCCGGTCTCCGTTTACCTGTCCACCGTAAGCCACCAGCTTGTCCAACGCACTTCCAGCCAGCGGCTTTTAGGCTTGCCCCGTTCTCGCTGTCCAAGATGTAAGTAATCAGCTTGTGATACCCCATAGCACGGGCCGCTCTCCATGCCGCAGCATAGAGCATAGAGCAAGCGTTTCTCGTCCCGTCTGTGCATAGGCGGTTGACCTCCAGTGTCCACCCATCGTCCAGATACCTGGACACAGGGCGACCCACAATAGCAACGCCTACAATTTTCTCTCCGTCCGTACACCCGATGGAAAACTTGTGTCCAACCACCGGCTTATGGTGCCGGTGGTATTGCTCTACAAACGCATTTGCCTCTTTCAGCGTAATCGGACAGACTTCAATCATTTTGCACCTCCGATGATGTCATCCAACTTTACCGTTTCGCCGGGGCGAATGGATACTGCTCTTTCTGGAGCCCATCCATGCTCAATTCTTGCTCTAATCGTACAAGGTTTTATCCCATACTTCTGGGCGGCTTCAGAAATCGTCAAATGCTCCCCGAATACATCAATATATCTATTCGTTCTCCTGTTATTGGCCTGTTCCTTTATGGTTGCCCATTTACAATTCTCAGGACTATACGGACCGTCATTATTCTTTCTGTCAATAGTAAGGCCATTTTTATAGCCATTTTCAATCGCCCACTTTTGAAACGCCTTAAAGTCATTTTCCCAATCTGCACAAACTACAATTCCTCTCCCTCCATAGTTGTGGTAGCTATTCCTTTTTGGGTCAAGACACCGGCGTCTCATTCCTTTCCATATCTCGTATAGCCTTGTATCTGACATTCCGTGTTCTGTTTCTCTATCAATAAAAGTTTCAATTTTGTAGCACCCACAGCTTAATGTGTGCCCTCTTACCAAGTTGTTTGCCCAAACAACAACTTCTTTACCGCAGTCACATTTGCATTTCCAAAGCGTTCTATATTTTCGTTCTTTTGGGCTTCTACTTGTATCTCTTTCGATAGCCAGCAGCCTGCCAAACCTCTTTCCTGATAAATCAATCAATCTGCCCATTCACGTTCACCTCACAAATTCAGCGGCTTGTCCATGGTGTCCTCCTTTTCATCCTCTATAACCTCATAGCCCATCAGGCGGGCGGCTTCGTGGGGGTGATTGAGTATCCACGCCTGACATGACTGGTCATCGTGTTTGAGAACCTCCGCTATTATCGGACAGTTATCACACCCGCTTTTGCAAAGTACAGGAATAATATCCCGATATCTAAGCACTTCCCCCGTCTCATGGTTCCGAAACTTCATGGTCGGCCTCCTTATACATGCGAGCGCCGCAGTTGGGGCAAATAGGATATATACCTCGTTCATGCCACCTATATTCTCGGTGTATGGCTTCTACGCCACAAGCGGAACAGTTGCAAGCAAAGTCACTATTCCTCCAGTGTGGGTTTACCCATCTCCCGTGCCTCACCTCCGCAACGTCGGCGGCGGGGATGCCTTTGATTGTTCCGCCAATATCCCAAGCCACGGTATCGCCGCAATAGTCTGCCATTCTAAGCCGATCTTCATATTCTTTCTGGCAGATGTCGAGTGCTTCCGCCCTCTCGATGTACTCCTTCATTCTCTCCACCTCTGTTCGTGGTCGTCTGCAATCCGTTTAATGATTTCCAGCTCTTCATCCGTCAGCGTCCGGTTCCACGCAATGGAAAAATCGCCCGTACACCGATTCGGGCAGGCCGTACACTCGCAGCGGTTGGCGTTGCTGGTATCATTCACCCTGAATGGGCAGCTGTGGTTATAGCAGTCAGTTCTAATCCCTAATTCCCGTTCGACAAATTCAGCGGGATACATCGGCGGTATAGTTTTATTCTCCATCCTGCTCCTCCAATACGGTCATATCATAGCCGCTCTCTATAAATCGGATCGTTTTTTGATGGTCGCAAGCGTTCCCGAGATAAGTGTAAATCTCTCGCATATCCTCCACACTGAACCTAGTGTCAAGATATTGATTTATACCATTCAGGAAGAAAATATGAAGGGCTGTATTATCTACTGCACGGCGAAACGGCGTGGACTTACAAGCCGCGCGGGAAAACCACTCCAACACCTTGCACTTTACATCCAGTTCGCTCTTGCAAGTGCTGATATTGAAATACACATTTGCCTTTTGGTGGGCGATAAACTCCCCCTGGGCGTTGATGAACCATCCAGGGAAGGAAAGCCCAAGTCTCCTAATGACTGCCCAATCAACCATCCTGCTCCCTCCGTAGTGCGGCCTCCTCGCGGGTCAGGAAAACGGTTTTACCGCTATATTCGGTGTTGCCAATTTTGAGCCGCCATTTCCCGCCGTCAAAGTATGTCAGCCGCTTCATGTCAGTCCTCCTCATACTCCGGGTGTACGCCCATGCAACAGTCAAAGCAAATCCAGCCAGTGGGAGAACATTCATCTCTCACCATCTCGCTCTGCTCATACCGTTCCCCACAGATACCGCACTTTCGGTAGTATTTACGCTTTTTCATGTCAGCCCTCCTCGCCGTCCCACTTCCATGCGGGGCAAAGTTTGTGCAGGTCCTCTACTGCCGCATCCCTCTCCCGCTTCATCTGATCTCTCTGATTTTCTACAATTTCAATACACCGCTTCACCTGTTCCAGCTCGGCCCGCAGCTGCTCGTTTTCGGCCCGGAGCGTGGAGAGGGTGGTGGCGCCATCAAGTGCAACGCCTCTTTTCAGGTCCTTCCCTTCAAAATATCCGTTTAGCTGCTCAATCAGCTTCTCAATGTCCATCAGGTGTCCACCTCCACTGGTTGCTTCATCCACTTCAATGCAGCTTGCCTGCACCCTTCATAAATCGGAATGTTTGGATAAGCACAGATGAAATTGCATACTCCGCCTTTTTCATGCTCACAACACTTACAAAAGTCGGCTCTGAGAAAAATGTCCGCCAGTTCCTCGTCGCTCATGGCCCGGATTTTATCTGCGTTTGTCATGTTTCATCCTCTCCCTCCGGCGGGCGGCGGTAAAACACCCAATGCGGGATTTCCTTTACATTGTAAATGCTACCTGCAGGTGTGATGATATGCCCATGCTGGCACAGACACCAGTACCCGTTCCCGCCCTCGATGGGTTTGCAGGCAACCCACACAGGCTCGTCCATCTCCCGCAGTTCCTCCAGCGTCAGCGGCTCGTTCGGCGGGGTGAGGGTGGGCGTGAAGTAATCACACCCATCCGTACAGAAACAGCTTGCGTTCTGCGATTCTCGGCTCGCCCACAGCGCACATACCTTTTCGTGCAGGCACTTCTTGCAATCAAACTCTTCCATCTTTCAGCGCCTCCTCAGTCGCAATCATCTCGATTACCGGAACGACTTCAAAGTCTTTGTCCCACGAAGAACAGCCGCTTCTAGCCTGCGCCTCAGAACGATATGTCTTTACGGAAACGTCTCTTATTTCCGATATGGGACGAAAACTAAAATGCTTTGCTAGACCGCACCAGACCTCTGTTCTGTTTTTCCGCATGACCACATAGCGCTTGCGCTCAATCCGCATCGTTCGCCGCCTCCCATCTCTTTCTCATTTCTTTCCACGCCTCCAGGGTGAGGGGGCGGCCGCAAAATCTGCAAAAATGATTCTGGGCATAGAAAATGTCGTCACTTTCAATTTCTGGTCCTTTTAAGTAGCTCATTCCCCATCTCGTAACGCATACAGCAGTACGATAATCTTGAACACCGTCATTTTTGCAGAAACTACACCCCGGCCACACCCGCTCCAGCTGCTCCTGCGTGGGTGGGGTGAGGGCGGAGAGTAGGGTATCAACCGTTTCATCCGTCAGGTCAAAAGAGTGCCTTAGCACTTGCCCGTATTCCATCGGCTCATATCCCTGATACTGTTTCAACAGCCTAACCGCTTCTTCTCGCGTCATGGCTGGGCCTCCCTTTCCATCTTCTCTTTGACGGCTGACAGGATGAAATCCCGGTTCAGCACATACAGGTCCGTAATTCCGTGCTCCTTGCACATCTTGATGATCTCGTCCATGATGTAGTTTTCGATATCTTCTTTCCAGAGGACAACCGCCTGTATCGTTGCAGAGGCCACGGTGTTTCCATCCTCGTCTGTTCTGACTTGCAAGGATGGGTCCCCAATGTCAACATATTCTCCCGGGTTCTTCATTCCAGCTCCTCCAGCATCTCCATCTCCTCCGCTCAATCTTCCTTGATACGAACAGGAAGAACCATCTTAATGTCCTCCTTATTGGTACGGAGAAGAATCGGCTCAATATTGCTGCGAAATTCTAAAATGACCGGTTGCCTAAAACTGCCGTCAGCAGAGACTTTCGCCGCTTGCAATGCAGACAGAAGGTAATTCCCATTGAAGCCAATTCGATACTTTACCTCGCTGGTTGGGATTGCCTTTTCCCATTCAAATCCGCTGTCCTGCGGCTGGATATATCCGAACGAGAACCCACCGCACCGGATTACAGCCTCTTTCCCATCCTCGGTCAGAGAGATGGTTGCATACTGCTTATTGCGGAGTTTGGTATTGCTCTTAATGAACGCCACAAAGTCCTCGTCGCAATCACTGATAACGGAATGTTCTACAGACATCCGATATCCGTCAACGGCCATTGCCACGACCTGATTGTCTGCCGCATGAAACTCCAATTTGATGTACTGGTTGCAGGGTCGATGATCACTATCACTCACAAAAGACTTGGTAGCCGCAATTAGCCGGTTCAGGTCATTGGTGTAAATCCTTGCAGATTTCATGTGTTCTCCTCCAATTTTTGAATTTCCTCCGCACTCAGAATCGGTGCGCGGGTGTTCCAGGCGAGGCGGGCTTCGTGTTCCGTCTTATACCATCCGCTGTTCGTAAAACATTTCATGCAGATCACATTTCTGCGGACATTTGGCTGATAGTAACGTTCGTTCCGCACCCTTGCCTGTCCTCTGCACATAGGACATGGCACCAGCACCCCCGCATCCGTCAGCCGCTTCGCAGCATCTTTATTTCCGAGCATGGCTAATTTGACGTCATCCATTACAAATTCCTCCCCATTGTTCTGCCATTGCCTGAGCTATGCCTGGAAAGGTCTTGGCCCGATTCTTCTGTCGGTCTTTCCCACCTCGCATGAACCATGTTCCAGCTTCGTGACAGCTGCATTTCGGGTCAACAATGTTAGTTGGCTCCAAAGGAGGAAGTCCTTTCAACCACAGGCGGGTCTTTTTCTGAACCGGGTGTCCGAACATCCACGGCTGGACCTCCTGGGTGTGCGGCGGCATTTCATAAATCTTGCTGGATACTGGGTTCTCCACACAGATGTGCGGGCAGTCGGCATTCAGAAACCTCAAGAAAAATGCTTTTGCCTCAAGCCCTGTCCGATAGCGCTCCTGATTGAGAACGCCCCCCTTGAACAGGTGTTTTGCTCCGGCGTTCGACAGATATGTACAAGGCGGAAACGCCAGAATCATGTCCCACTGCATTTTCAGCATCTCCAACGCGTCACATTGGATGTGCCACTCAGGATGGCCTCCGCTGCACGGCTCCAAATCACAGCTGTACGCCTCGTGCCCCAGCGCCCGGAACGCCTTGCAGACCTCCTGCGATTCCTCACACGCTACCAATACCCTCATAGCTTCGCCGCCTCTTTTCCGCCCAGCAGGGCGCGCTTTGTATCATCCATCATGCTCTCTTCCTTTCCAGCGGGCAGCTCTCGATGGCGTATGTAGTCACCCAATGCTTTACGCCGCCCTGGTATCTGCCGACAACAAACGTCCGTTTCTTGGCCGTCCAACCTGGTACAGGTTTCTCCTCACGCAGCCATGGACACTGGCTGATCGGGCAGCAGCAATCCATACAGGGGTTGGCTGAATACCGTCGGATGGGGACCAGATATTGTTCAAGTTCGCCCATATCACCACACCAACATCGCCCCGCAATCTTCACAGAATCGCGGCTTTCTGGTTGCGTGCTCTTGATTGAAGAACTTCCCGCAGCAAGGGCAGTTAGCACCATGTTCTGAAAGGATCACGTTCTGCTGAAGTTCATTCTTCAGGATGCCGTCAATGGTATCAACCAGTGCAAGGCAATTTTCCTGTGTAGGCTCTTTTCGCGCCTTAATACGTGCCTGCTCTGACAAGCGTAAAATTTTCTCCCGTTCATAGGCGGTGTTGTCGCGGAAATTATCTAGTTGGATTTCTTTCAACGCACGAGCTTTGAGCTTTCTCTTTTTATCAATCGCCTGTTCTTTGGTGATTGACCCTCTTTGATAGAGCACATAAATATCAGACAAAATCCGATATCCACACTCGTCAAACATAGAAAGCTCTTCAGGGACAGGCTCATGATTCTTTGCCTGTTCCTCATAATCAAAGAACATAGTTTCCTCCTTTTGTAACCGCCGAAACCGCTTGTTACCATTATGCGGTAACGCCTCCGCCTATACTCCCACAACGGATGCACGGTTTTGTTACCGTGTTACCGCACTTTTTACCTCTTGGAAAACAAAAAATATTGCGTACACAATTTTTTTATTTTATAAAACATACTGAAAATGCGGTAACAGCGGTAACGGGTAACGCTTCTATGGAAGCAGCGAGTCTTCATATTCGTCAAAATTGTTCTCGTTTTCTTGCAGTTTCAAGCAAACAAGCCTACAAGGCCGTCCATTTATCCGCTTTACAATTGTTGGACGGCCGTCCTTCCCACAGATGATGTTACCTGTATTTTTCGCCCAACCCAGGAAAGCGGAGGCGTTGTAACCCTCATCCTGGAGGATTTGATCAAACTTGGACCGGATAATATAGGCATAATCGTTGTCCAAGTCTCCCCATATCTCGCCCTGGCGGGTATCCGCTTCGGGCGTGAATCGGGCTTGGTTGATGTTGATGAAATCGTACAGGTATTGCATGGCCCGGGCGTTCTGATTGACGGTCTCCTTTGAGACGAGGTATTTAGAAATGTCCTCCGGTCGAAGGAGAATCCCGTCCCGGAAGATCCATTCCTCCGCTAACTTATCGGCGGCCAATATAAGCGCAGCAGAGGCCGTCTGCTTGTCCATGGTGTCATTGGTCTTCAATGCATCCTGCATGGCTTCCTGGAGCTTTTGAACGCATTCCTGAGAGCCTTCTTCCATCAGATGTTCAACAAACTCTTTCCCTGCAAAACCGTAGTTGGAATAGAGCTCTGTTGCGGTTTTTTTGGGCTCATCAAAAAGCTTTGTGTCATGGCAGTCCACTTCAATTGTTCGGTTGACTGCACCCTCACCGCTGTTGGCTGAAATAATGGGGAACTCTCCTGTTGTGATAATGCAGTTCCGCCAAGTAGGTGTTTTCTGAAGGCCGCCCTGTTTCTGTCCTCGTGTCCGCCCCACACCCTCAGACAACTGGTAGATCATCTTGTCGAAGTCCTTACGATTGTCCTTGACAAGCTGGAGCTCATCAATGATGAGAGGGAGAGAGTTGCAGAACGCAGCGCCCAGCTCCTTGCCGACTTCCGTGGCATTGAACGTCTGGATGTAAACGCCGATCTCCGGGTTCGCCCATACACTGGCAGCGAGGACGAGACTTAAACTCTTACCCGTTTCTGAGCCGCCCCACAGGTGGACGAAAAACGGGAGGCAGTTGCATGGCTTCACCAGCACGGAGGCGAACGACGCTGCCAGAACAATGCGGGCAACCACGTTTCCGGGCGTTTTCCCAGCCCTGACAGCCCGTACACAGTTAAGCCATGCCTGACGGCTGCCTTTCTCCTGAATGCTTTCAAACCGTGTTCTGAATGTCTCTTCTCCGTCAAATACCAGGTTTTCCTCGTAGGGCGAAAATCCGTATCCGTCGATCCAGCCCAGACGTCCCACACTGGTGACCTCCGGGATCAGGTCGTAGTTGAGTTGTTCCACGTCTGCTAAATAGCGGACTAGGGCTTTGCTCGTCTCGCTGTTGACCATGATGCCATATTTAGAAAGGCTGATAACGGAACGGCTGTCAGAAACCACGCTACGGTCCTCGATGACCGTCTCCCAGCGTTTCCCGAGCCGGTAGGCTAACATGACCTTGTGAACTTTGGTGTCCACGTTAACCAGCCGCTGTATCGGCATAATGGGGTGATAGCAAGCCACGATCTCAAAGCCCAGTTTGTCGGTGCCGTAAATCCCAGTGTCTGAGGCGTTCCAACTTCCACAGTCAAGCTCCAGTTCCTGGCCGGTGAAGTCCGTCCGGTTGAATCCTGGGGTGGTTGTTCCATTGACAGTCTCCATGTATGCCTTAAATAGCGCGGCCAGATTGCGTATTCCTACAGTTTGCGCTTGAGCGGACATAACTCCCAGAAGCTGCTTTAACTCGAATTTGTTGTCCTTGTGGGCATAGAGATATTCAAACGGCTTTGTTGTTGTCAGGTAATCGTCTCTTGTGTAAATGGGCACGTCCCCCAATGCTTTTTGCCTCCCTTCTCGATGAAGTCGTCAAGCCAGTATTCGATATACGGGAGGCGCTTGACGGCCTCGACATATAATGGATGGTAAAATACAACGTATTCTTGCCGCGTTGGCTGAAATACATCTTGTATTTCCTTCCAATAGTGAAATTCACGGGTCATAAACCGGAAATTTGTTTCCGCTTGAACGGTTCTCCGCTGTTCCTCCCGGCGGGCTTCCAGAGCAGCAGACCAGACAGCGCGGTCCGGCTTGTTTTCTGTCAGCCCAAGTTGAAAATCCGCGTTGATTCTGAGTATCGCTTGGCGGAAATTCAGGTCAAATAGGCGCATCACAAAGTCAATGACTGAGCCGTGCGCCCCGCAGCCGAAACAGTGCCAGCCGCCATCCCCGTCGTAAAGCTTCAGGCTGGCCGTGTGGTCCCCTTGATGGAACGGGCACTTCATGAACCCGGACCGCCCAACTTGAAACCCGTAGAACTCAGCTACCTGCTGGGCCGTGAGTATCCGCCTGATGTCAGCGGCCATATTCATGCGCTCACCCCCGCTTCAGCCTGTCCCGCACCCAGTAATAGAGGGTACTGTAAAGGATTTGCGCTGTCTCTGACGGCTTGCAGAAAGTGATAGTTAGGTTAAACCGGGCCTGCCAGGATAGAAGCGTGGCGGCGAAACTCTGGGGCTTTAGCTCTGAACGGTAGTTATGAAGAAAAATGTCTGTCCAGGAGGCGTTCTCCACGATCAGAAAGACCTTGATGCCTCCGGCCTTGGCCCGGATCATCTCCCGTTCAAAGCGTTCCCGGCCTGATGTGAAGTTTCCGGCAATCTCATCCAGGTTGGCTTTGCGCTCTACCACAACCTCGTCTTCGAAGGTGGTGTCGCCCAGCATGACGGAATAGTCTCCGGTTTCCAGCGCACGGCTCTTGTGCTGAATGTTGTGCTTGTCCAGCCATGAAATAATATGCTGGTGAACCTGCTCCCGGCTGTCAGCTATGACAACCAACTCTTTCAGCTTCTGTTTGATTTCAGCATCCGTGTAGTGGGTCAGCATTCTCCCACCGCCTTAAAACGGGATATCTCCGTCGTCCTCGATCTCGTCAATCTTTGTCAGCTCCTGCCGCTCAGGGAGCTTTCCTTCCCAAGGGGGCAGCTTCTCTGCCCGGTCCTTGTTGATGAAATAGTGGACTTTCAGATAGCCCTGATCATCCTCTTTCAGCCGGGCGGCACCAACCGCACCGATCCAGGTGGGGAGGGTGAAGTCCCCGTCGTCAATGTTAAAAGAGTCGAAGAAATCGGTCATGTTCCGGTTGAAATACTCGTTTTTTACGATATAGTGGTTGATGATGACGTCGCTTCCATTAGGCCGGACTCCGATCACCAGCATGGGATTCCCCTTTTTGCTCTCCCTCTCTTCAACACTAACGATCTCCACCCGATAATCGCCGGGGGTCAGGCGAGGACGTTCCTCTCTTTGATAGCTGTCCCAATTACTCACAATTCAAATCCTCCAAATCTTTTAATATTTGCTTCTCCAGTTCTGGCAGTACAGGTCCACCATATTCATCTTGTCCATCCAGGCCATAAACTGCCGCACGGTGGTCTCAATGGGTTCCGCGTCCTCTGGAAGGTAAGCCTCCCGGTACACATAGCTCCCATCGCTGATGATGTACTCGAACTTCCGAACCTCCGGGCAGAGGTAGAAGTACATGGGATGTTGCGGGCTGTCAAGGTATTTCCCTACACGGTAGGTCTTGCTGAACTTTGTGTCGTAGATGACCCCTGCTTTCAGAAAGTCCAGGATTCCGAAGCAGACAAACTCCACGCCATCCACCACCAGAGGCCGGGAAGCCTTAACCTGATACTGCCCCTGCGTGATGATCTCACAGATTTCTACAATCGGTTTGTACCACTCCTGCTCCGGACTGATCTGGGCCCCCTCGCTGACCGCATGAACCACATTCTCAAATCGAATGCCGTCTAGCATAGCCTTTGACTGAGGCTTTTTCTCCCGTCGGAGAGTGGAAAGAAGTTCACCCCACTCCCCGCTTTTCAGCGCGTACTGCCAGGATGATAGGAGACTCTGCGTCAGCAGGAACTTATTGCCTTTTCGCCCATTCATAGGCTTTTGTCTCCTTGTTGTAGGCAATCCCAAGTTCTTTAATCCGTTCCATTAGGGCTGCTTTTAACTCTCGCTCACTGGTCAGCGCGTGAGATAACCCTTTGATAGCCTTTGTGGCCTCTGTCACGTCCTCGGGATTCTGGATGGTCTCGATAACCGCTCTTCCTTCCATCATGGTCTTGTCGTACTGTTCCTGCTGAGGCTGAAGAGCCGCGTGCTCCGCAGCGATGTTGGACTTGACCTGGGCGAACAGACGGAGCAGGAAATCGTTAGGCTGTCCATCCGCAAGTTCCGGGACCTTGACCAGGCCCTTGATACCATAGGCGGATTTGGCGTTGTAATTCATGGTGGGGGTGAACCCCATGTAACGTTCCCCATTAACGATATGAAGGTAAGCGCCAAGATCAGCAGGTTGCCAGACCAGCGTTTTTGCGGACCCCTCGCATACAATGTCGTAAAACACCTCGTCTCCCTGCCGATCCTTGGCGGCATGGAACAAGAAAACCACATTGAACTTCTTCCGCAGCTCGGCGGACAGGCGCAGGAACTCCGTCTTGACAAATCCGTACCCCTGCTGGCTAAATCCACCGGACTTTTTGCTGGCAGACGGCTCCGTCCGTATAGCCCAGTCTTTTATCAAGTCAATCAAGGCTCCACAGGTGTCAATTGCCACCGTCTTGTAGCGCCCCTCGAAAGATTTAATGTCAGCCAGAAGTTCTTCATAGGTCTTGACCATGGAACTATCCTTTCGGTGCTCTGGCTTTACCCGGCTTAACCCCTCATCTGCGTCGATCAGAACAACATCCGGGGCTGACAGTGCCAGGGTGGTTTTTCCCACACCGGGGAGACCGCTGATGATCATAATGATGTTCTTTTTAGAAAAATCCATGTTTTCAGGCTTGACGATCATTGCTCTTTTTCCTCCTTGATTTCAACCAAGTCAAATCCCTGGATAATAATTTGCGAAACGATGTATTTGGCAGACAGCCCTGTTTCCCGCTGGAGCTGCCTGATGAGCCGTTCTGCTTCTTCGTCCAGGCGAACGACGCCGCACATTCCTTTTTCGGGACGATAAACATTCAGGACAATTTTGCTTTTCATGCTCCCTCCTCCACATATATCTTCATTATGTTTAGCGCATCGGCCAACATATCAGGATCATTATCCACCAAATCACGCAGCCAATCCTGGAAGCAGAACTTACAGTAGATTTCGCCTCCAACGAGGTAATACTTCTCGCAGTCATCTTCCAGCTCCGGGTTCAACTCGTGGTCACACTGGCTGCATGTTGGATATTTAATTTTCCCCCGCATGGTTCCACTCCCTTGTCGCGTGGTTAATGTCCTTATATTTCCGTGTCCTCCACCCGCAGGCGTCGCAGGCCACCAGGAACATATCCGGATTGCCCTCGATTGCCAATCTCTGGCCGGAATATAGTCCGCATCTTGGGCAGGGTCCTAGCTCTCCTCTTGGCTTCTTGGCGTGTGCATTCATTCCTCGCACCACCAAATATCCGCCGTTTGGACGCCCAAGGATAAAGCTTCTGAGTGCCCCTTGACAGCGATATCAATGTGGTTTCCTTTGACTGCCGCGCCCGTATCATCCGCCCGCAGATAGACCATCTCACCGTTGTGCTCGATCATGATGGTGCTGCCCAGCGGTATAATGTCCGTGTCCACAGCGCAGCTCACATATGGAGTTACCCGCCGTCCGCTGGTTGTAATGCCTGTCCCGGTCCCGCAGATATGGGGCCGTGCCTCACAGCAGTAAAAGGTAATGATGGCATCTTCCAACTTGTGAGACCGGGCAAGCAAAGCAGCTTCTATAAGCTCATTTTCGGCGGCCTCCATCTCTTCCCCTGTCAGATAACAGCGAGTGGTGGCCGGGGTATCGTCGCCGGGGAGGCTGCCGTCCTCTGTGGTGGGTTCCGGCTCGTGCATGGCGGGCGGCTCTGCCTCCGCGGTCATAATCAGGTAGCTTCCCAGCCACGCCAGCAGAAGCAATAGGAAGAGAAGATATGTAATCAGCTGCAACCGCCTCTGGCTTCGGCGCCGTCGCTCTTCACGGGTCAGCTTCTTCATAGGACATGCCTCACAGCTTCTTCTCGGGTGATATAGAAATGGATGCCAGTGCTGCATTCGTTCCAGCGGTTTTCGTCGAAATCCAAAACGGAGGCCACAGTTCCGGGAATGTAATGGAAGTTCTCATCTCTATCACTGACGGCGGCCTGCTCCAATACATTCTCCTCTAAATCCTGAATCTCCAAAACGGTTGCCTTTGAGCAGCGGCACTTCCGGCCTGCTGCGGAACTGCGCACGGCATCTTCGGTAATTTCCAGCTTTACAATGCACTCATGACCGCTGGTTTTGACCCTTGCCTTTTTCCAGCCGACAAAAGCGCCGATTTCCGGGCAGGCAATGGGATAAAATAAATTTTTTGCCTTTTCAATGTAGTCGGCCCCGGACAGGTTGGCCCCGGACAGGTCGGCCCCGGACAGGTCGGCCCTGAACAGGTTGGCCCTGAACAGGTTGGCCCCGGACAGGTTGGCCCCGGACAGGTCGGCCCTGAACAGGTCGGCCCGCTTTCCGCCATATTCGCCTCGTAGCCATTTAAGGTGCTTGTCCAAAATATTTTTCAACTCTTGTTTGTCCATGCGTTATTCCTCCTTGTAGGTCTCCCGGAAGCTGCCTTCGGGGAAATCGAACTCCACGGTGAAATGATGGTGCCGCTCGTTGATGGAGACCACCCGGCAGGGCTGCGGGCCTGTCCTTGCAGTCACAAAGGCGCTGGTGGGGATGGTGGGTTCCAGGCACAGCTTGTCTCCGACTTTCACCGCTCTCCCTCCAGCCAGGAAAGGAAGCGCATGAACCATCCGGCAACCTTGGCCGTTCCAATGATAATGATTGCCGCCACTATACTCATTTCAATGCTCATGCGCTCACCGTTCTTTCGGCGATCCAGCGATCTAGCAAAGCCTTATAGATATAGCACCATTTGACTTTCTTGCCGTCCTCGGCCATTACGCAGTCCCCGAACGGGAAGACTTTCTTTTGGATGCCATCCCGGATAGTCTCCGGAGTAATACGCAGCCCCGCATTGCGAAGGATTATTGTGCGATAATAGGACTAAATCAGAAAGACCTTGAAAACCAAGGCATTCTGGCTTAGTCCCTTCTTTTTTTGACCGAAAACAAAGGACTCTCACAATAATCAAGCAAGCCGGAGGGTGCCGCTGCACACTTCCGGCAGAAGGAGGATATAGTGGGTGCTATCAAAGTCTTCTTGAAGGAAGTTGTGCTTCCAATCGCGCTTGCGTTCTGCCTCGCGTCATTTCTCAAGCCGATCTATATGCCTGACGGCGTATGTGACTAC